AGATTATGGGGTTACTTATGCTCTTCCTGATATTTTCTTCTCGAAGCTTTTGCATCATTCCAAGATTTTCTTCCTTCTTCAGTGCTAAGGTCAAAATCAGCTGGATTCAAAGGCTTCGAGGGATCAACATTCGGCGCATAAGAACCTTTATTCTTACGTGTAGGAGTAGCATCATCTATTTTCTTTTGATTTTCTGCTTCAGATATTCTTGATTGAATATATGGCAACTTTGACGCTTCTCTTACGGAAATCCCTCTTAATTTTGCGAGATCTTTAATCTCTGCTTTTATTTCATCTGGTAAAGTAAGAGCTTCTAAATCTCTTGCTTCCAGTCGCTCATTGACTTTTTGGTCAATCAGCTCTTCAGTAACTTTTTCTGGAGGTTTCCCGCCTTTTGATTTATCATCATCAGGTTTTTTTTCGGAAGTTTTAGCTTTTTCTCTCCAACTTATCTTTTGCTTGATAGCTCCAGATAATTTTTCGTGAGAAGCCTTTTCTCGTTCAACGAGTTTGTCAAGGAGTTCTTTCTCATCTTCAGGGTCAATCCCTAAATCTTGAGCGATTTTCTCTCTCAACTCTTCGTCCTTAACTTCCGCTATTGCGTCCTGTTCTGCCTTTTGCTCTTCAGGCGTGATGTCGTTATTATGTTCGTCCATAGGACATTATTTTTTGCCTTTCGGCTTAGTTACCTATATGGCAACTAAGTCAGAGGTAGAGAAAGCGTTGTGGGCAACTCTCCCTCTGACCTAATTGTCAAAGTGTCACAACGCTTATTTAATTTAGTATCACAACTATTTACTTTAATGTCAAGATATGTCTTTACCGCACGTTCCGCATTTAACTTTTGCTCCGCAATTCGGACATCGTAAAACTGGAAGTTGTTTGGTAAATTCAACTCTAAATTTTGGATTACCTTTGATAAAACTTTTTGCTAATTCAGAAAAATCTTCTCCATGATTTTCAAGCGTATATACTCTCACTTTAAATGATCCATCAAAAATTGTTGCTGTATTTGCATCTTTAGGAACCTCAATCTCTTTTGGAGGTTCTGGAGGAGTTGGTTCAGTTGGTTTATTTTTTAACTCTGGAGATTCTTCTTTATTTTCCTTTGATTTTCTTCCTCTTTTGCCTTTTTCCTTTTTAGATTCAACAATAACTGGTTTTTCTACAACTGGAGTTTTTTGTTCCTGTGGCTCTGGAGGAACAGGCGGTTCTCCATTAGTCTTTTCAGCAATTGTCTTTTCAAGTTCAACTCTTGAGACTCCTACATAAGGAAGTCCAAGTTCTTTTGCTTTATTTTGAAGATCTTTGTAATTCATATTACTTTTTTTCTTCCTCAATTATTAATAGTATACCATTAATTTGCTCTGCTGTAATATTTTCTGGTAAATAGGATGCTGGAATAGTATATAAATCAATTTCAACTTCCTGTTTCATGATTTCTTTAAATTCATTATCCTGTTTTTCTCTTTCGTCAACAGTCTTTTTGTGTTTTTCTTTCAGTACCTCTAATTCTTTATCAAATTTAGCCTGATCTTCTATGACGTAATGATCCCCTTCAATTTTTGGTTTTCCATCAATTTTTACTGCGTTTGATTCAGCAAGCGTAGCACGTTCCTTATCAAAGGCTATATATTCTTCCGTTGGAGCAAATGCTGTATTTAAAGAGGATATTTCAGAATTGACTTTTGTGAGGTTTCGAGCAACTGCATATGCAAATTTTGCTCCACCAAGCTTTGATACTGCGTTCAGTCCTTTTGCGAGATCTAAAAGCTTTTCATTAGCTATTTTCATATATTTACTTAATTATTGACAATAAATTTTGTTTTGTCAAGTGTTTTGGTAAAAAACAATATATTTTAATTAAAATCCGTATGTTTTTTTAATCTTTTTTGCCTTTTCTTGGCGTAATGCCTTCATTTTTTCACGCGGATCAGGATTTCTTGCTTTTTCAACAGCTTTATCTAAAAAATTTCTTATCTGTGCTTTTGTTCCAGCATTAGTAGGATCAATATTAGACATAGGACCCCTTAAAGTCCACGTTTATCTTTTGCTTTTTGGACTTCCTCAATTGACGGTTCTCTTTCTTCTCTTATGTTAATAAATGGAGATAAAATTTC